CACGCCACCCGTGTTGTTGGCCATCAGCGTGGTGATGGTCGAGCCGTTGTTAGCGGTGACCGTCACGTTTGCCGTGGGAAACATCAGGTAGGTACCAGCAGGCACAACCGCGCCAGCCGTGGTGGCGGTGACGGTGGTGGTCTGCCAGTAAGCGCCTGCCGAGTTGGTCAGAGCGCCTGCAACGAGGATTTTGTTAAGTCCGAGTGCCATGACGAGTTACTCCTTACAGGGTGAGGTAGTTGTAGCCCGTCACTTTGGACATCGCCTTGGGTTTGACGTTCACCAATTCGGCAATCATCAAAACCGCGCCGACGTAGCCAATCTGCCAGTTCGGCAGGGTGCTCTCGAAGCCCGTGAACACGAACGAACCCTGCTCATGGATGTAGAGCGACAGGTAGTTGCTGTTCAGGAAGTAAACAGTACCTTCAGGGCAATAAGGATCAGGATAAATTGGCACACCAGCGACCATCAAAGCACGGAAAGCTGCTTGAGGACCATTGGCGTCACCATCAAAGCCGTTACCTGGGGTGATCATGTACTGCTCTTGACCAACAAAGTCTTGAGCCAACAGAGTCCAAGTACCGAAACCGCAAACACCAAACGACGGTACTTCAGCACCGTTCTTCACGGTTCCGCTGATGTACTGAAGGATGTTTTGACGAGTTGGGTTGACCGAACCAGCGGCATACTCTTTCGACTGCCACCAAGTGTAGGCCGAACGGCTAATGTTGCCGTAAGTACCCGACGAGGAAACAGCAGCCGGTAGGCCGGTAAACTGTTGGGTGTTCGTCGTGTTGTTGTACAAGGCAGTTGCCATTGCATCCATCATCACGTTAGTCGCGTCGTTCATACGCGCTTCGATCAGAGGAATGATAGCTGCGTCTTGCTGAACTGCACCTTCCATACCGAGAAACGGTACTGGGGCAATCATTAGCTTCAGGTTAAATTCAGCGTTGTAAGCACCCTGCTGAACAGACGGTTGAGCGAACGAGCCGCTGTAGTCTGACCACTGAGCGTTTACGAACTGTGAACCCTGGACAGGAACAGTTACAGAGGAAACACCGCCGGAAGCCTGTTGCGAGTTAGCAATCAGAGCCGCCATCAGCGGTGTCGAGTTATAGAGTTGTACGACCAGCTTCGGGATAAACGCCCTACGGGTAACGTAAGTTAGTTCCGTAAATTGCGTACTACCCGTTGCCGGAAGAATACCGCCACCAATAGGCATAGTTTATCTCCGAGTCAAAAATCCCCTTGTTTACAGGCCAATGGGTCGCGGGTTTTTCCGCAACTCATTGAGTGCTTTTGCTGCTTCATCCCGTGCGCCAGCAACAGGGTTCTTCCAGTATTTCGACAGGTCGAACTTGTTGATAGTTGACGGGTTGTAACCCGTTGGCGTCGGTGCGGCAGATTGCTGCATCCAGCGCCAGTATTCTGCTGCTGCTTCGTGGTTAGTAATGCCTTTTTCCAACATCACCTTCTCCACTTCTTCAATATCTTCGTCGTTGTCAATCAGACCTTTGGACTTCAACTTGCTACGACGCTTGTTGAGTTCATCCATCGCATCGCGCTCACGCAACTTTGCTTCCAATTGATTTACACGGTCATACGCTTTATCTACCGCATGGCGCGTGTAGTCTTCAATTTCCAGTTCGGGAATCGGCATCTCCGGCTTAACCTTCCGCACTTGACGCAGAAAGTCTTTGCGGGTTTCAGGATTCTCGGACAGTTGTTTTGCAAGCAAAGCCAGTTCGTCACGGGCTTCTGGTGTTAGGTCTTCTAATGACATGACTATCCCCTTAATAAATTAGATAACGCGCTTACCGTCACCAGGCTTCTGAACTTGCATCTTGTTCTTGCTGCCTGCTGCGCCAGCGTTCTTCAGACCGCCAAACTCCGAGTAACGTGGAGTATTAACGATTTGACCATTCTGCTGGTTGTTGTCGGTAGCTTTACGAGGTGCGGCTGCACCGCGAGGCTTAAATAAATCCATGATTTCTCCTTACATAGGTTGAGGGGTTGCGCCTGGCATCTGCATACCAGGTATTGCTGGCGCTGCTGCCAAAGCTTTACCTTCCGGCGTTGCGCCACCCGCCTGCGGAAGTGTCTGTAGCATCTGAAGAATCTCAGACTGCTTCAATTCATCAACGGATTCTTTCTTGCCGCCAATAACACCCGTTAAAGTGCGTAGCGCAGACAAGACTTTAGCGCCTTCAGGCGAATCGCTACCTAACGCAGGCAGCGCTTGTTGAATCAAGTCCATCGCCAAGCCTAAGTTGACCATTGCGCCTTCACGATTACCCATTTTGGGTTCTGGTGTGGACATTGGGGCAGACATTGGCGGGGTTTGATCTGTTGCAGACGCTTCAGAGGCCAAAGGAGAAGGCTGTTCAGCCCCACGCTGGCTACGCATCATTTGCATCAGTTGATCCGGTGGTACGCTCATAAATACCCCAATTAATTTTGGCGATAGAAGTAAGCTTTTTAATAGCTTTTGTCAAGTAGGGGCGTATATTTAAACTCCCCGCCCCTTAGGGAAATCCATAAGGATTACTTGCGGCCTTTACGACCTTTGCGACCTTTGCGTGCCATAGTAGCCTCCACAAAATGCGGCCAACTTAACAGGGGAAGTCAGCCATACCCCATTCCTTACTAGGAATTACCGACGAGTCTTGCGACCGCGCTTCATTTTCTTGTACATCGTCATCTCCTGACAGGTTTATCCCCTTACTGTACGTCCGTAAGTCCGTGTGGACGGGCTACGGTCAAAACTCCTTACGCCTTGCACCCGATACTGCAAATTAGGCTGGCGGGGTGAATCTTTCATCGGAGCCGTTGTGCCTGCTCTCGGTTGGTCAGCCTTTGGTGAAATTGCATCTTGTGCCATTATTCCCCCACTGCTTTTAGGTCAGGTTTACTTTGTTGCGGTTGCTGTTGCGGCTGCTGTGCCTGCTTTGCTTCCATTATCTTCAGCTTTTCCTTCAGCAACTGCTTCATCGGCGGTTCAAGCAAATCTATCAAAGATTCCTTGTCGATAGCGCCAGCCTTAAACATATTGAAGGCAAGCTGTCGCAGGTCTTCCGTAAAGATTGGGCTGTTGGAATGCGCGTCTACCTTCACCACATAGTTGTTTGTAAACTGTTCTGCTATAAATGACAACCCTTCAGCGTCTTTCAGCTTGCTGTCATCGTAGGCTTGAATCAGTTTTAGGAACAGTGTGGCTACTTTTTCCAGACTATCTTCAATGATGAGCGCACGTTTTTTCGCTCTTGAGGAGCCAAGTCGGGCGAGTTGAGAGGCGTGACCTTGGCTTCTGACGCCGGTTTCCCCTCTGCCTGAGAGTACGCTTGTAATACCTGACGCTTCCGCGAACATCTGATCCACTTCACGGATTACCTCGAACAAGTCACCTGGCATTTGCGGAGCCATCTTCTCAACTTTAGCGTTAGGCATATCGGTTGCCAGCAAGCCGCCTGCCCGATTCAACGCAAAGTTCTTTTCATCCAAGATGCCGGTAAAGCCAATCAATGCCGTTGGTGGAGAAACTTGCTTAGACAGCAAGTCTAGAATCTCCGTCATGCGCTTGTTCCGCAACGACTGCAAGAACACCAAACGCTGCACCTCGCTCTGACCCCAGTAGTAGTCGTACATTGGGTTCGGGCAAAGCTGGACGAACGGCAGTTCGCCTTTCAAAAAGACTTGCTCACCTGGTCGGTCATAGATGATGACATCCGGTTCGGCAATCGTAACCACCTGATAGTCCAGCGTGTCATCGTTCCAGACCCACAGTTCCGTCATCTCTACCGTGTCTTCAGCCACCCGCGCTTTGTAGCGGTTCATGCCGGACAAGTCTAGGTTGACTGTACCTGTCATAGTCGGGTTGGTCTGCGACATAATGATGCGGTCAATGCCATCAGGAATGTCAAGTTGCTGCGGCTGGTAGGACGATGTGACCCGTTTGACAATCTCATCACGCTTAGGATGCGAGTACAGACGAGCGTAGAGTTCTGACTTGGTGATGTAGTAGGTCTGCGCTATCGCTTCTTGGCGGTCTGTGTAGGGAACATCCTCACGCAAGACGCCGATACAAGACGGTTCCACCATGTAGGGGTGAACGCCATTGTTGACGATTAGCTTGACGTAGGTTGTGCCAAAGCACAGCGCCCAGGTTAGGGCAGTAGAGAAGACCTGATCACAGTTGCTGTTTAGCCATTCGTCGTTCAGTTTGTTCGTCAGAACGGGAATCTTGCGGTGTTCTTGAGGACTAACTTCAGCGCCGAGGTTAATGGTAAAGCGTGTCGTTTCTGCGGAGTACAGGAACGAGGTCAACTGGTCGATATGCGGGAAAATCTTATTAAAAAGCGCCGGTGATTCTTCCGGCGCTGCGCCAAACAAATAGTAGGATCGAAGTGCGGAGTAATCAGCCTTGCGTTCCTCCCGTGACACAAAGCACTTCTGGATTAAGTCCAGATAGAACTCCTCACGATGCAGTGGGTTGCTAGGTATCCGCATTTGGATTTATTTGCAGGTTGTCATGGTCGGCTATATAACTCGCAGTCTTGGGTGCTGTCAAGTTACCAAGGTCTTTAGGGTTCACGCCCACAGGTTCACCGTTAATAGAACGATAACCATTGCCCTTTACCAAGCTGTCCAGATTCCAGCGAGTACCGGACGTATTGCCCCACATCACAGCGTCACCAGGGCGCTGCTCTCTTGGCGCTTCCGGTGGCGTCTTGTTGTTGCGCGTTAGATAACCCGATTGGCTTTCGCCCTCGCGCACCGACTTGATATCCGTCATGTCAAAGTCCATTGCCAACTGACTCAAGGTCTTGTCGTTGTGTTTAGTCTTATCAGACTTTAAACCCACCGGCTGTAGATGCACGATAG